TTGATTCCCAGCCATTTGCTCTTGATTTTCCTGAGGTAATCCTTGAAGTTCCCCAGAATTTTGCCCCGATCCCATAATCTCTTCAAGAAATTTATTTGACATAGCAGTCTGTTTTGCATCTACTTTCTCCCGATCCTCATTCGCCTCTTGGCGGTAATCAAAACTCTCTATTTCATGCATTTTGAGGTTGGCTTCGACTTCTCCGTACTTCGCAATAACGTCCACCAATTTCTCAAGCGCTTCCATCTTGTCTTTAGTAGCCAACGCACGATTTCTCGAAATCTCGCTAAGACGCTCCTCAAACAATCCAATGTTACTTTCAGCTCTGCCATTACGCTCCCGTGCTGTCGAAATGTTTGATACAGCTTTTGAATAGAGTTCTTTAAGTTTTGCGTCTTCGAAAGCATGTTGTACCGCCGTTTGTTGTTGTTGTAACTCATTGGCTTGTTGTTCCTGCTGCTGAAGAAATTGGAGAATCTCGGCTTTTCCTGTGATATTGAGTTTGGGAACGATCATAGAAGGGGGAAAGACTTCTCGGGAGAAGGAGGCATTGATATCCATCATCTGCTGAGCCTGTAAATTCTGCTGTGTAGGCGTTAGATCGGCCTCTTCAACCATGGTTTGGAATTTACTAAATACGCGACTGTAGAAAAATGGGGAAGGCTCTTCACCAATAATGAGTTTAACCTTTTCCGCATTCCACTTATGGAGAACAATTTGAAGAAGTCTTTCTCCCAAGAGCTTATCCGAGTAATCCCATTGATCGAAGTATTTTTGGAACACCATGAGATTTGCTGCTTGTTTAAGCAACATCGTGAGACTCGAGATTTGTTTATCATTTTGACCGGACCAGTTTTCTAGGTTAATGCCTGAAGTTTGGAAGATAAGATCGGACATCTGCTGAGCAAGAGCCAAGTCCGATTCAGGTACTGCACTAGGGATGATCTTCTCGCAATCGGTTAATTCGTAGCCTTCATTGATAATAACATCCCAACCCTGTCCCGCCTTTTTAAGGTTGTCTTCGTTAGCGACAGCTCCTATTTTGCGCTTCCATCCTGCATTGATAGTCGCTGCAGCTATATCATTGTTATTAATTATTTTATAATTGAATAAAAACTGAGGGTCGCGCATAGTCCTAATAAGAGAACGTACACGCAAATCATAATAATTAATATGAGGATCGTAATTCCAATAATAGGGAATAAAAGGGCAACCATCAAAACCCAAAGGATTATCTCCCTGAAACATAAGCTGATCATTAAGAACAACTGCCAACTTCCAACAAGGAACCTCAACTGTCACCTCTTCCATATCTGGAATTTTATATAGAATCTCTTCTAGCTGCCCCTCTCCTCCTCCGAAATCAAAGAACTGATTGCGTGTTTTGCTGTAAAGTCTTTTCTTCTTTTTCTTCCACTTGTACCATACATATGAGAGCACCATGAGATCGTTGCGTGCCATATTGTAGTTCTCAGGGAGAAAATAGAAAGACCCATAGCGCTGGGGAGTTCCTGCCATCGGTGTAATAGCTTTTACTTTATCGGGGAATCTGTCTTCTGCCTCCTTCTTAGAGATATATTCTTGGCACCAAACAAATTGAGCGTCAGACATGTCAGGATTTCTGAAATACGGGTCCACCAAAAAGGCGTTATATTCCCATATTTTTAATTTTAATTCACCTTGGGCCGGATCATTACCGGAGAAGTCTAGGTAAGGCTGAGCAAGAACCATGCCAGAGATCGCCGCGAGTTCTTTACATTTGGATTTTTGTTCATGTAAAGCTCCTGCATTAGCCTCGTGAATGATGAGTTTAGTATATTGATCACATGTCTGAGGGTCCGCGCCTTCGGAGGCTTGATACATCCATTGCTTACGATGCTGACGTTCATAGCCTGTAACCATATTGATCGGCTGTTGAACGAGGTTAAAGTAGTATTGTTGATAGGAGGTAGTTGGAGAGAAATTAAAATATCTATTAACAAAATTCTGAGAGCCGGCATAGAAAAGAGTGTCGATATTGCTTTGGTTCCAGCGGCTTTGTTCTATTGGCTGAAATTTAGAATAAAGATTATCTAACCATTGTCTGACGTTGCCTTGAGAAGGTTCTAAAGCCCCGTTCCATGGAGGGTAATAAAAAGCGATAAATACCTTACCTTAAGTTATTTAAATATACCACAGGAATTATATTTTTTAACTAAAGGTAATATTATAATAAAAAATTTATTACTTCAACTTAGCTTTTCCCCTCCTAATCAGGAGAATACTATAACTCAAACACTATTGCCCTGCTATTTGGGGGCATTAATCTCCAGGGTTGTGTTGACCCTGGAGATGCCATATTTTACGGAATATGGTTTCCACTTTCAGAATGGTTAGCAAAATTACCATCGTAAATCCGCTCAATATAAAAATTCCCTGTGGAGTCTTCATGTCAAAAAGACAACTCGGATTGCTATAGCAATATGCAAGAAGCATTCCCACTGCTAATACCCCAGCTCCTATAACCAGTAAAATATCTAAACGAAATTCTTTATCTACTTTGCATTGGGTGCAAAAGACATTGCAGAAGGAAGGTCCTACAGGATTGTACATACGCCCAATCCAAATCCTGCTAATCCACCCGCTACTGCTCCGACAGGACCCACTGTAGCTCCAAGCGCGATTCCTGTTAAAGTAAATGCACCTACGCGCATGGCTTTACTGCATCCATCATCTCCACAGGCAGCATCAAAATCTCCGGCTGTAACATTACTATCTATAAATTTATTGTTTTGGTAGCGGTTTGATCCATAAGTCTCATAGGTAGTTTCAAATCTAATTCCCGACGACATAAAATAAGTTCCTTTAGGTTGCTTGGTGCAGCATGCATAGTGAAGAATACGTAAATTTATCGCAATAATAATTTATTTACTCTCTATCTGACCAACTTTTTTTAAATGATCATCCCATCCTCTATTCATTCATTAAAATCTCCTAGTTGGCTGATATTTGTTTTGTAGCCATTCTTGCTGCGCCTTGTTATGAGCCTCATAATCATAATACGCTACTTTGTGAGTGTACATGGCGTAGCGCATTGCATCTAGGCAGTGATCATCCTTCTTATAGGGCTTATCTTCACCCTTCTCAGAGGCTTTTGGGTCCCACACGTATGACTCTACCTCGCGGATGGTATTCTTACATTCCGAAATTATCCTTAATCGCCCCTGCTGCATTTCGGATACCATAAATTCAATGCCGTTCTTTACATCATTATCGGCATCTACAACAGCTATCCCATAACGTCTGAATTCTGTCTTTAAAGCTGCAGCCGATGGGTCAATGTAAAGCGCTTTTACAGCATAAGGCTCGAGGAAATCCATTACATATTCTCTTTTCTCCGCCATAGTTATGGCCCTTCCTCGGGCTTTACAATCCCATACAAACTCTTTTTCAACCCATCGCATCGGCTTATCTTGTGTACTCTTGCCTGTGTTTACACCGATAAGGAGGCAAGCAAAGTTGTTAGAGCTTCCATCATCTATGCCTGCTACCCAATATTCGGCGCATTTGGGAGGAACTGGGCCTGTATGAAGTGCTCTATCAAAGAAATCAAAGATTGCGCCTTCTGCAAGACACCAAAGGCCTAGATAATTACGTTGATAGAATATACCAGATAGGGAGTTTCTAATACGGTTCTTATACGATTCCTCTAGATAGGGATTATCGCTAAGCATGAACTGCAATGCGTAGTAGTCTGGATTGCCATTAGCGGCCTCATCAATCCACTTCTTGACCTTATGGCCTGGATGGGAGGGGTTCATAGAGGCATAACCCTTGCTATGAGGATTACGTAGCCTTGTATCGATCATATCAATGATATATTCGGGATAAAGTGTAATCTCATCGCAATAGACGAGAGACATAGATTTCCCTTGAATTGCACCTACAGCCCCCGAATCCTTAGCACCTGTCGTGGATATTGTCTTGTCCCTAAAGATTAGTTCTCTATCTCCTTTCTTCCATGCACAGAAGGGCCTAAAAATCGCTAAAGGATCTGGCATACCTGGCGCTTTTGGTTCCAATAAAAGTCTTATTGCATTATCATATATTGTCGATGATGTATGACCTAACATCCATATTTGGGAGTCTGGGCATTGGTCGACAGCATGCATAAAAGCAAAGAGCGAACCCATGGTTTTACCCGAACTTACAGGGCCATGAGCCAAATTCCACCTTGCGGTGCTTTTAATAGTAAATTCGAGTTGTTTAGGTGATAGAGGTAAATCAGTCATGGATGAACAATATTCAAAAATGATCTTTATAGACAAGGACTGGGAAGAAAAATGGAATGAAAGCGATCCGGCAGTTCAAAACTTCATTGTAAATATGTTAGTGAATAACATTCGGCGTAGTGAACTTGAGATAATGAATGAAATGAAAGAGAAAGAAGAAAATGAGTGATATTTATAATTTAAAACATATTGATGAATGTAGTCTAGAGGAGTTGCAAGAAGAACTAGACGATGTTGTAGATTATTTCATGAAAATGAATATAAAAGATAAGGAAGAACCTGCAACGCAAGAAGATATAGGGCTCTGTTTTATCGTTATGAGAAAGGCTATTAATATACTTATACAAGATAGGGAATGAGAAATAGAGCCAAGTGCAAGTTATGTGAATCTATTATAGAGAGCTTTCATTCAACCGACTACGTTATGTGTAAATGCGGGGCTATATTTGTAGATGAAGGGAATGCCATGCGCTGTGGGACTAATGATTGGAATAACTTTCTTCGCGTTGATGACGAAGGGAATGAAATAAAAGTAACTATCAAGATAAGAGGAGAGCCCGAGGCAAAGGAATCAGTCGCAATTCAAAAGTGGAATGAGGAGGAGATAGATAACATTTCCCCACACCTACAGCCTCGTAAGCCTTCAAAGGCTGAGCTATTGGATATCCTTGAGACGATGGTAAAGCGTATAGAAGATTTACCCCCAGATGCTCTTTATGCAGCAGTCACCCATGCTGATTTTGGTGCTCTTTTGATATTATTATCTAGTATATTGAGGGCTGAATAGTGAAAGCAATGTTCGTAGTTTATCTTCTAACTGGGCTTTCAATGGTTTTTATTTATTTGGGCCAGGACGCGATGGGTTTAGCTGGTGTGATGGTAGCTTGTACCATATTCCTTTGTTCTGTGCTTATAGATTTATCTAGGCTACCCAAATGAATGAAGAGCGGGACATAATTCATTTCCTTTCTTTATATATATTAAATTCATTGGAAGCAGCCTGCTCAGAAAATGAACTGCATCCCTCATTTTTTCTAAAGACCCTGGTGTATTCCCTTTCGCGTGCCTGCCTTACTATTGACCTTCCCCCCGAAAAGTTTAAAGATATTTTGCAGGGAATGGTTGCAGATTATGTCAGGAATTATAAGGTGCCTCTGAATGGAATGGATTAGCGTTAAGGATAGATTGCCGCTCAATCCTAATGAGGAAGTTTTAGCTGTTGATGCATATAGATGTATTCGAATAGCTGAATATGGGATGGGAAGCGATGAGACTATCAATTGGTGGGTCGATCAAAACTTTGCATGGGATGATGTAACCCATTGGATGCCATTACCTAAACCACCTAAATAACATATTCTTTTAATAATAAATCACTTGTGTTTAATTTGCATGCAATGTATAGTTGTTGGCATAAAGTAAACAAAGGAGATAAATATGGAATGGCTACAAGCTTTTATGATTGCAGGCTCAACATTAGGAGGATGCTATTGGATGCATAGAGAAAATAAAGAAATGTCGGATAAGTTTAATACGGAATCTAAAGACTTTCACGGAAGACTTTGTGCACTTGAAGAGAAATATATTCAGATGATGCAAAGGATTTTGGAGGAGCGGAAATGAGCAGTTTATATAGTCAATTACAAGAATATCTGAACGAATGTAAGGAAGAACTAGGCCGCTTAAATGATTCGTATGATTTATCTAAAGATAAAGAAGTGTTAAAAATGTGGTATTTTAAGAAAGGGCAAATAAGGGCAATTGAATCTATTATAAATAATTTCAATATATGAATAAAACATTTATACACATACAAAAAAATTATAAAAATCACCAATCACATTCTTTATGCAACGAAGCTATCACTGATTGGGCGTTTGTAGGGATAGATCATGCCTACTGGTCTCTCAAAAACCAGTGTAGCCTTATTATTTGTCCAGACTGTTTAAATGAGATATTAAAAACTTTTATGGAGAGCCAAGATGTGTAAAGAGTATTGGGAACAGTGCTATGAAAGAGCTACTGAGAATTTGTGTGATGAACACAATATAGATTGGGAAGATGGCGAGAAGATGTTAATCGCTCTCCTCGATCAAAACCCTCATTACTTGGATGGATATATAACATATGATTAAAGAAACTAAACAATGCTGCATCCGTCTACCACCAGATTTGCACAGACGGGCGAAGCTAGAAGCGTATAGCCGAGGGCTTTCTCTTCAGGAGTGGTTGAAGGCAGTGATTGATTTGGAATTGAGGCTTTCTGAAGAGAAGATAGTTGATCCATCACAGCATTGAATCTTTTATCTACCTCATCATGTACCATCGTCTCTAACGCATTGTCTTTTTGGCCGAGGTATTGTTTACCTAACCAAATAGACATTGCGGTATTCTTTTGAGATAGTTTCAATTGCGTTCTACGCATTGAAGCTTTTCCGCCTTCTGATAATTCTTTATATATAGTTGAAAAATCATGTTGATAATAATCTTGTGCTTTTTCCCTTACGGTATCAGGGTGAAGTTTCAGAACGCTAGCTATTTCCGATTGTGTACATTGAATGAAACACAATTCTTCGAACAATTTCCAGTCGATAGGTTTTTGTGGTCTACCGTTGGGATTATAGTTATTACCTTTTTCTGCTGCCATATTACATCTATAGTATCATTAAAGCTCTGATTTTAATTGAATCAGCTGCCCCTTTAAACTCTTCTATTGCTTCATGAATACATTTATCTAATATTGGATCATGTGGGTCAAGAGTAATCGTCTCATATATCAAAAAATCTTTACGTAATGTGCGTTCTTCGTCTTTTAGGGTTATAGCAATTTCTACGGGCATGAGTCTCCTTTTTCTATTTCTTGGCATACTTCGCATTCGGGATCATGGAAAGAGAATGGGAAATGTTCGTCTACCCATTTCTCTGTAAAAGCATACAGTCGGCCTAGGGATACGGTATCTTCGGTCATCTCCGCATTAAGACTATCCCTTAGAAAATCCAGAAGCATCGTTCGGATTTTTTTTCGTTGCCAATTATCATATTCTGTGGTCACTTTCAATTCCTTCATATTAATTGCGTCTGATAATTGTTAATTATGTTGCTGGTATTCATTTATTTTTCCTCTCTAGATCTAGCATAAACTATTAAGGATAAGAGCAATATAAACCCAATGATTATTCCCATAATATTTTCAAATTCCAAATGCCCTCACAACCCACTGTAAAGGCTCTCAATTTTTACTACTTTTAGAAAGGTAGATCTTCGACGAAGGGTGCAGCCTTTTCTATTTCTTCCTCCGTCCGGGCTTTGAAGAGCACCTCTTTATTTTTTATTTTATCCCGTATGCATTTATTGAGAGCTGCCGTAGTCTCCTTATCCCATCTGATCATGTTATAAGATTTTTTAGTTCCATCACTAGATACATATTCCTTCGCACCAGCATTTATCCAGAAGTTGCCATTCTCTTTTTCAAAATAGACGCAATCCACTTCTTGCGTTCCACATTTACTTCCCATCTTGTTGTATAGATCCATCACTAGGGTGAAAGCTGACTTTAGGCATCCTTTATTGATCTCTCTGTATTCTTTGATTTCCATATTAATTCCTGTTTTCTAATTTCCCTTGCCGCGTGAGCT